ACGCTATTTCTTAGCCACGCACTTGCGGCCATTCTTGCGTCTTGAACTGAATCAGCATCGGTATCGTCAGTCAAAGCGGCCTCAACGGCTTCTTCAACATCCTCTAGAACCTCGGCATCAGCTTCGGCTTCAGCCTCATCGGTGTCTTCAGTATCTTCGGCTTCTGCGTCTTCTTCGGAATCAAGGGCTTCGACTTCATCGACCTGAGTCTCTGCCTCGACCTCGATACCCTTGGAAGCGATAAGCTGAACGATTTCTGCAAACATTTCGTCGCTTGCTTCAGCAAACTTTTCTAGAGCAGTGTCAATAGCTTCACCTTCAAGACCGGCCTGAATCAGAGCAGCCTTACGAGCCATTGTCTTGACTTCAGCCTCGTGGGCTTCAATCTTCTCTAGAGCTTCAGTAAGCTCAACGTCTTTTGCAACTAGCTTTTCTTCTAGTTCAGCAACAGTCTTTTGAATAGCCTTTAGCTCATCGGCGCTAGCCTGAACAGCTTCATCCTTTTCGGAAATAGAAGCTTCTAGAGCATCGACCTGAGTCTTAATTTCTTCGTCCTTCTGACGAGAAATCTTATCCTTAGCAGCCTCTGCCTCTTCACGGGCGTTGGCTAGCTGGGACTTAAGCTCTTCGACTTGCTGTTCTAGCAAATTTTCATTAGCCATGTTATTCATCTCCCATATACTAGATTCTTGAATTGAGTATAATGCTTTACTTTCAAAAGGATTCACATCGTTCTTTAGAATGATGCTAGCGGGATTTGCTGGCTTACTCACCAATCCCTTACCCGAAAAAGAAACATTCCTTAGTAGTCTTCCAAGTTTATAACCTTCATATTCACCCTCACCGCCGTAGCTTTTTAGGTGCTTGGTAAGCCAAGCTGAAGCTTCGTCTCTGGTAACGATGTTGTGTTCACCCTTTGGCGAGACAACGGCATAATCAAATCCTGCAAACAGGCACTCCATCGACACAAACCACTTGCCTTGCTCAATCTCAGAGATAAGCTTGCTAATACGTTCGGCTCTTTCCTCATCGGACCAACTCTTGTAAAGAACCGCGCTGGTTATGATATCAAATTTCTTAGGAGGCTCTTGCAGGTCAGCCGCCATAATCTTGCCGTCGCTTACAACACAGTTGCCAGTGATGTGACCAATAATATCTGCTTCGTCGTGCATATAATTAAAGGGCTTATCCTCTGGAGTATTCCTAGCGGACCATGTCTCTTTATAATCGAATACGTCATCGTTTCTATTCCAGCCCGTAGAAACTAGTACCGAGTTAAGATAGTAAAGGTCAAACTGGTCTGGATTGCTATTAGCTTTGGCTAAAAATTCGGCTCGCTCAATATCGACCTGTGCTGGCTCGTATGGTTGAGCAACCGATTGATAAGCTATACTGATGTTATCTAGGATAGCGTCAGCTAAGCCGTCATTTATTTCTGCTGCGTATGCTTTTATTGTCATAGAAAAACCTCAACTGAATATACACCATAATCTGAAATTTTTGTATTTAATGGTAATTTACACCTCACTGAACTTTAACCCGTAGGCGGAAGATTGAAGATAACGCTTCTCTTCAAGCGTGGGGTGGCGGTCATTAGCGACAGCAAAATCCTTTGTTAGTTGCTTGTAAATCTCAAGCACTTGCTTATCAGCGGGTGTCGCGGCATCCAATATTGCCGCAACCAAGGCTGCGTCTACCGCGCTGTAGGGTTTAATGTTGGACAAAACACAAAGCTTGATATATTCTAGTTCATCCATCTCGCCTTTTGTAAGACCCCTAAGATTGGATTTACCATAATTATGCAGTAATGCAGGATTCAGAATATCAGATACACTTTTCTGTGCCGAAGCCGCCCAGAGCATTAAATTAGCTAAGTCTGAAGCTGCCTGCCTAGTTTTGACCACCTTCTGTTTTCTAGGTTTCTGGTCTTTAGAGTTTTTGGGCCTGCCATCTTCCGGTCTACCCGTGGGCTTAAATTTGTCTTGCGGAGGCTTCATTATGGTCTGCTCCCGCTCCATCTTCTTAAATTCTTCCTCTGCATCAAATTCCGGCCTATCATCCGGGTTTGTAAGAGGATGCCGACCGCTTTCATCGGAAGGCTTAAGGCCAAGCTCATGAGGAGACAAGGCATCCTGTGTAAGAGCAATCTTTTCCAAGTCCTGTCTGTGCTGCGGATTGTGATAAGGACCAGCTTTCGGCGGAATCCTTTCTCGACTCCTGCTCTGATGCTCTCGGTTAATTCGGATTTTTTCAATTTCTGGAATTTCACCGAAGCGTTCTTGCACAGTTTCACCACTAATCAAATCTCTATCTACCAACTGTATCAAGAGATTCTTTTCAGAGGCTTCATCAGAGAGAACCATCTGGTCAAAGTGAACCTTGGCTGGGAATCTAAACCCCATGGCTTTTTGTACACGCTCGATTTCTTCCTGCCAGAAATCTACGAGAAGCGAGCGTCCATACTCCAGTCTCTCAACTAAGGTTTTAAGAGAGATAAAGTTGTTTGTAAATCCCCCACCGTTATTGGCAAGCCCCGTCAAGGTCGGGGGAACTCCCAGACCGGCATAAATGCTGTTCAACACCGGGTCATATTTTTCTGAACCCAAGAACTTGTATACCTGAGAATTGGATTCCTTAAAATCTAGTTCTGGACCCCATACCAAATCCATTGTGCCACCGCCAACATTGCTTGCCAAGATGTTGCGAAGCTTGTTGATAGCAGCCTTCGTGGGAAGAATCTTATTATCGAGGTCACCCAGCTTCCAAAGGCGGATATTGGAAATGGCTCCATCTAGAGCAGCAATATCAGCGAGCTTCATTTTCTCTAGCATGATAATGTCATCTAGTATGGCATAAATCATTGGGCTTGCCCAAATGTTCCAGTCGTCCTTCTTATAATGAAAAACTCTCAGCTTTTCTTTATCTAGTGGTATTAACTCAAGACCCCTTCCCATCTGGCTAGCCAAATCCAAGGGCATATTAGATACTACAGATTGATACCCCGGAGCATTCTTTTTGTACATATTTCTCAAGGTTGTAGAAATCCTAAGAGCATACTCAGGTTCTCCAGCGAATATGGCAAGCTGGCCCCCGACAACCTCAACCGACAATGGATTCAGAAAATCATATTTCCAAGGAATTTCTCGCTTCTTGACAGACAGAAGCTCAATATCCACATCAGCGGACTTAGACTTTTTAAAACCGTCTTCAATTCTCTTGCTAATCTTTGCGGTACGCCTCTTGACAATAACGTTTCCGCACCTATAGAGCGTATTCAAAAATCTTTCAGAACGCTCTGGCCCACCGACTTTCATAAACCATTTTCTATAGAAGGCTTCAATCTTCTTATTGGGGTGGACTAGCGTAACACCCTGACTTGAGAAGTCACCCATGAGGTCGATAACGTTTCTTATAATTCCAACCTTGCTATACGCATCCATACACATGCGCATAATGTCTTTTTGTTTCTTGGGAACGGACTCTTCGCTTCTGAAGCGGTCGTAATCCCCCCTGTTCATCCCGGTCCTGACGGACCTGTTGGTTTCAATATCTAAAAATGAACGAAAGGCAGTAGTCCTCTGAATGCCTTCATATAGTTCTATGCCTTCAGAAGCTATATCAAAAGCCTCCTGCCTGTTAGAATCATCGGTCCATGTGATAAAACCGGAGGGATTTTGTTTTTCTTTAGCCATGACGTTCCTTAATGGCAATGGAGTTGGATTAGAATTCTACTGAATCATACACCAAATCAGTAGATATCCTTCATTTGTTCTGTAAACCACTGAGGCCCCATGTACATAGGCCCCTCCAGCTTTTCTTGCTGGTCACCCACAAAGCCCCCTATTGTATCGTAGATGGGCGGAACCGGAGTTCTCTGTATGGTTCTTGCCGCCATATTTGCCATCAATAAGGCACTGTACCGGTCTTTTCTTAGCCGCCCCTTCTTTCCCCCTATCGTCTTTACTTCCGGGGTATCCCACTTATCTCGACCAGCAGGAGTTTGCGACATTTCAATCATAGAAAGCTCGTCCTTTAACTCTTCAATCTCCATAACACAGTCCTCCAGCGTGTCGTGCAAACGCTTTTTCATCTTGTCGTCTGCCGCAGATAAACCAAGACTAACGGCGTCGAAGAATGGAAATATCAACACCCTGTCTTCAAAATCTTTTCTTAAGCCGTGGTTAGCTTCACCCAGCCAATCTGACTTTGCGAATTGACACATTTCCAATATGTGCAAACCGGGGTATCCATCCGTATCTTTTTCTTTGTCTTCTTCAATGATTGGCCATATTGGATATTCCCCTTCTTTGACCTTATCGTTATCATGCAGGGATTCCATAACCGCGATACCCCCGCCTTGAGCATCCATGGCTATTTGTCGGCACGGAAATACTTTCATAAGGTCGCGTATTTTTCTAGCACAATAAGCATAGAAGTCTGTCTCCGAAACTACTCCAGACTTGACCTTCTTTGTATGTTCGCCCCTATTCGTTGTCCAACAGTGAACTATTCTTCGATGGTCCAAACGAAGTTCTATAACAACAATGCTAAAATTATCAACCTCAGACGCTGGGTCAACTCCATATATGTACTGTGCTGTAGGGTCACCTCTCAGCATGGATTCAAAAAACACGTCCCCACTGGGAAGGGAGATTGAATTGTCTTTGGTAACTACGCAGGACTCCAACAGAGACCTCTTAAAAAAGCCCTGACTATCTCTTGTAAAGCACGCTCCATATTCCATTTGGTAAATGCCAGAATGTATAGTAGCCCTAGAACGAGCAACCTGACCAGCATCCATAAACCCTTCTGGAAGAAGTTCAAAAGGAATCCTGATTATGCTATAATCTTGCCAGTTGAAATCTGGCGGTATCTCTTTTGTCCCAAAGACTTTCTCCAGTCTCTTAGGAATACCTTTGCTCTGGATAATAGTTTTCCACTTCTTCCAATATTCGGCAAAGTGATTAAATTCATAATAGGCCGTTCCAGAAATAATAATCTGGTTTGAGGAAGGGTCGCGCTCATTCAAATCGCTGGCTTCAATCTCCCCAAGTTCTATAGCCCGCTTTTTTGCGGCCATCATTTTTACGTTTTCAATAGGAGATGCGCTTACCGCAGCAAAACCCGCGACAACGTTTTCAAATATTTCACGGGGGATGGAGGCGAATTCATCTGCGATGATATCGTTTGCGCGCTGTCCACGAATCTTAGAACCATCACCTAAAGGTAAACACGTAATAGTGCTTTCTCCCAGAATCATGCGGCACATATCTACATCACGTCTCGGCCCACTGTCAGACCCAACCATATCCCTAAGAATGGGAGCGCTTTTCCAGATAGTGTCCATATATTCAAACAGAATTTTAGACTGTCTAAACGCCGCTCCCACAACCACTATCTTTCTTTTGGGCATGAGTAGCGCCCGCATCATTGCGTATAGTGATAATATAAAGCTTTTTCCAAAACCACGAGATGCGATAAGCATGGGGAATTTTCTTCCCCACATTTCTTTCAGCATTAAGGACTGAGCAGGAAGCAAGTCGATGTTGAAAACCTGCTTGCACATAAATGAAAAGTACTCGGGACGACCCATAAGCCAAGTTAGCCTGAGATGAAATTCATCGAAGTCTTCGTTGGTTATAACGTTCATGGGGTTGAACAGGGTGGTTTCATCTACATCTATGTTCAGCCATGCATCTTTGATTTTGTCATTCATTGTGTATGAGTTCGTTAACCCTTTTGAATATACTATTGGTTATCAAAAATGCGTTATATTTACTCCCGCAGAATATAATCTTTGTATTGTACCAAAGCTGAAATTCTATCAGAGCCTTCAGCATATATTTGCCGGTCACCCGCACGCGCTTTTGTTGCTTCTTTGGTATTCCCGAATTCTCTGGGAAGTTAATTATATCATCAAGTGAAAATTCACATACTACAAATGCGTATTTGAAATCTTGCATCCTTTCCATCTCAGCTTGAAACGGCTTCTTTTTTTTACCCAAGTTCATCGCTATTTCTGCGGTGCTGGCTTTGCGCTCTATACAAAGGGTATCCTCCATGCCCTTCAGGGTGTAATCACCGGTCTTCATGGTTTCTACAACCATACCCTCACACCGGTCATATTCCTTGAAGAAATACCCATCCTTTTCGCGGGTGTCTTTTATGACAGTATATTTAGGAACATTTTTCGTAGTCATATTCGATGGTCTTGGTGCTTCCTAATTTAAAAATACTTGGCAAACTGTTCCGGTTTTGGGACAGGCAATCTATAAAGGAACCAAATTGCTGACAAAACTCTTCTCTTTGCGTCGAATAGTCTTCACTGCAATCCACCACTATTACAGAATGTCCGTCGTTTGGCCGGTCTATATGGTCAAAAACTTGTTTCTTATCCACTTTTTTGACATCAAACTTTTTAATTAAATCCTTGTCAAAATCATAGAACTCTAAAATTTTATCTAACGTTTCCCGAGTTTCCCTAATTAAATCTTCGTATGTTATTACGATAGAGGGGTATTTATTCCTTGACATAAACGTCTTCCACTCTTT